AGTGTTCATCGTCTGATTTATTTGGTACCGATAAAGCAATAACATCTCGATTGTCTTTTAAAATATCAATAATATGCAAAGGGTTAAAAAATGTGTCGGAATCAACAAAAAGTAAGGCATCATATTCATTTTCAATTGCCATTGTTAAAAGTTGATTTCTTGCCATAGGCAAAATACTTTCATATGACAACATTGAAATGTTAGTTTCAATATTATTAATTAAAGCAAGTTTTGATAATTCATGACAAGCAAATGCATACCAGGCATCGACTCTTCCATCAAGAGACGGAGTGCCAATTAAAACACGCATCGGCATTTTTTCATTTTTTTCCGATGTTTGCTTAATTTTCATTGTTGTTTTTAAATTGTGGTTTTATTTTAATAGTTTTAGGGACTACTTGTTGCTTTAATTAATCCCTAAAACACATAACAATTAACTTAAAGTATTAATATCAAAATTATCTTCGCGTTGTTCCGTGGGAGGGTTGACAATGCTAGCATACATGCTGTCAAAAACTTGATCTAAGTGTGCAGTACTGCACATACCAAGAAGTTCTGCCCTGGTGAAACCAGTAGGAACTTTATTAAGATACTCAACATCAACCTGTTTGCTAAAGTCACGAGTTAAATCGTTACAAGTGTAAACAATAGTTAAATCCCATTCTTTAACTTTGCCGTTGGTTTTAACGGTTGGAATTGCTTTTGAAAGTGCTTTAGTGGCACCACTTGCATATTGGAAAGTCATAAATAAATCCTTTTGCAATTTCTATTGTAGCTAATACTATGGCTTTATAGGCCAATTAATATTCCAAGGAAATCCAGTTTGTTGTGTAATATCCCTTAATGACTGGCGATAAGTAAGCCAAAGAGCAGAGTCTACGGGAGAGTCTGGAAGTTGTGTCCAGTCTGAATTAATTAAACAACGATTTCGTTCTGCGCGGATATTAGCGCTGGCTTGTTCTTCAGGTAACTCTTGTAGTTGCCACGTCTGAGTCCATGTGCCATCAATAAATTCTACGCTTTGCTTAACGCGGTGCGTTTTATTATCAAAATCAGGAGTTGCTGTAGGCGTAACTGGATATACGTCAAAAGCAGAAAGTGCATCTTCGGTTATAGGATTTGGAAAAGAAATATTGGGATTTTCTTTTTTAAGATCACTAATATTATATGGAAACTTAGAAACACTATTATTGACAATTTTTACATACATAATAAAACTCCAAGAAAAAAATTAAAGGTCATAAGACCAAATAACGCCCTCATTGTAACCAGTAATATACATTTTGGTTCCATCGTCTTTAAAAAATAATCCCTCTGGACGTGACTCTTTCACACTTACACTAAAATTTTGTAAATAACTAGCAGTAGAAATATCCCATGCAGTGGATAAATCATATTCATATACAGCGTCTCCACCGGTGCCAATAATATACATCTTAGTTCCATCATCTTTAAAAAATAAATCTTGTGGATCTGTGTCTTGCGCACTTACACTAAAGCTTTGTACATAACTAGTATACTGAACAGACCATGCACTGGGGGAATTATATTCATATACAGCGTCTCCACCGGAACCAACAAAATACACTTTGGTTCCATCGGGTTTCCAAAATAATCCATTTGGAAGTGAGTCGTATCCACCTATATAAAGACTTTGATTATAACTAGCAGTAGAAATATCCCATGCAGTGGATAAATTGTATTGTAGTATCCTGCGTTGACCATTTCCAACAACATACATTCTCATTCCATCAGGTCTAAAAACTAATCCCCTTGGAGATGGCTCGTAGTATAAACCCGAATTTAAATTATAATTTTGTACATAACTAGCAGTAGCTTGATTCCAGGCAGTGGATAAATTATATTCATATACATTGTCATCAATATAGTTAATAGTATACATCTTAGTTCCATCGGGTTTTAAAAATACATCAGAAAGTCGATCTTCTTGTGTTGGCTTATAATAATCTGAAGTTGGGTAAGTAAAAGAAGCCGTTGAAAGATTCCAGGCCGTAGATAGGTCGTATGCGAATACCTTATCTTCAAAAGTGCCAATAACATACATCTTAGTTCCATCGCTTTTAAAAAATAATCCAGCTGGAGATCCTTCTTGCGCACTTACACTAAAATTTCGTACATAACTAGCAGTAGAAATATCCCATGCAGTGGATAAACTATATTCATTTATATCGCCTCCAGAACCGCCAACAACATACATTTTGGTTCCATCAGATTTAAAAAATAAATCCATTGGTAATCCTTCTTGCGCACTTACACTAAAATTTTGTGAATAACTAGCAGTAGAAACATCCCATGCAGTGGATAAATTATATTGAACTACATTGTCTGAATTAAAGCCAATAATATACATTCTGGTTCCATCAGGTTTAAAATATAATCCAGTTGGATATACCTCTAGTCCAGTTACACTAAAATTTTGTAAATAACTAGCAGTAGAAACATCCCATGCAGTGGATAAATTATATTCATTTACATTGCCTGCACTATAGCCAATAACATACATCTTAGTTCCATCGCTTTTAAAAAATAATCCCTGTGGAGTTGTTTCTTGCGCACTTACACTAAAATTTTGTATATAACTAGCAGTAGAAACATCCCATGCAGTGGATAAATTATATTCATATACCTTGTCTAAACCGTAGCCAACAACATACATTTTGGTGCCATCGCTTTTAAAAGATAATCCAGTTGGAGATTTTTCTTGGTCACCTACATAAAAATAATTTAATGGTGTACCATTGTAACTAGCTTTTGATAGATCCCAACCCCCTACTTGACTGCCAGCTGCAGCCAATAAATAAGATGCAAGTAAACTCATTATGCAAAGCTCCCGCCATATGCACCATAAAGTGTGGTGCTGAACTTCCAGAATACTAGTATATCATCATCAGTAAATGTTGGAGCAGTGTTACCAGCAGAAGTAACCCAAGTAATTGTGGGCCATGTCAAAGTATAACTTGAACCAGAAATCAAATGTAATACGACAGATTCACCAGAAACTAAGGCTTCAGTAAATGTTGTATTTGCACTTATTGTTCTAGATTGAATACCCCCATTGGCTGGATTTATTTCAGTACCTGTTATTACTGCGGTTGTTTGTGCAAATGCATTACCGCTAACAACACCTGCACTATCAACATAAATTCTTTCAGTAGAACCAGCACCAATTCTAATAATTCCTTGATCGCTTGATGAACCTGATATCTGTCCAATAATAGTATTATCACCTGAAACAATAGAATAACCTGCTTGATAACCTATTCCAATATTTCCCGATTTAGTAGTACTATAAAGTGCTCCATAACCAACTGCAGTGTTCCAAGATCCTGTACTGTTTTGATCTAATGCTTGATAACCTACGGCAGTATTATAAGATCCTATAGTGTTCCTATCTAATGCTTCATAACCTACTGCAACATTTCTTTGTCCAGTTGAATTCCAATTTAACGCATACGCACCTACTGCAGTATTTCTGTCTCCAGCTGTGTTATTGTCTATTGCATTATAACCTACTGCAGTATTATAATCTCCAATACTGTTAGCATATAGCGCAGCCCTACCTAGTGCAGTATTCCCGAGTCCAGTTTTATTAATAGCGAGTGCATCACTACCTACTGCAGTATTATATGTTCCTGTAGTATTGAGCTCAGCTGCCCTTGTGCCTATCGCAACATTTAATTGAGCAATGTTATTGCGCATTGCTCGGTAACCTACTGCAGTATTATCATTTGTATTAATATTTAAGCCTAACGCTTGAACACCTACTGCAACATTTCTTATTCCTTTAGTATTACCGGATAAAGCATCATAGCCTATTGCAGTATTGTCTGCTCCAGTCGTATTAACAGTAAGTGTTTTATAACCTACTGAAGTATTTCCTGTTCCGGTAGTATTAAATCTTGCTGATTGATAACCAATTGCAGTATTATAACTTACTACATTATCTCTTAATGCTTCATGACCTAATGCAGTATTGGAATTTCCTGTACTATTGGTATATAGCGATTTATAACCAAATGCACTATTTCCATTGCCTATAGTATTAGTAGCTAGTGCAGCATAACCAAATGCATCATTAAAACGTCCTGAAGTATTGGCAGTAAGGGCATAACCACCTACCGCAGTATTTCCAGTACCATCAGAAGTAATACCTGTTCCAGCTCCTGCACCTAATGCAGTAGTAAAAGGTGCGGCATTATCTGTTATACCACTAAGACTTGCAACTGCACCCCAACTTAAATTACCAGCTGCGTCACTTAATAATGCATCTCCAGAAGTAGTTGCATCAGCAGCTGGTAATACCCAAGTGACATCAGAAGCAACTACATTGGGAGATTTAAAAGCAACCCAATTAGATGAATCTCCGTCATATAATTTAATTTCACCTGTTGAAGGTATATTTAATTCATTAAAATATCCGGTATCTCCTGTAACAGTAGTACCGCTAACAAGCGTAAATACACCAGTACCACCAGTTAAGCTACTAAAATTACCAGTAGCTCCCGAAACAGTAGTACCGCTAACAAGCGTAAATACACCAGTGCCAACCGTTAAATGATCAAAGGTACCTGTTGAATGCGTTACACTTCCTGCTGTAATACTTTCACCAGAAATAATACCTTTGACTTCTAAATTAGTTC